ACGCATGACCGACTTCGTGACCCATGAGAAGATCATAAAGGTTGCCATCCATATCTTTCCAGACAGGACAGACTAGTGTGCGTGATTTCAGATCGAAATATGCGGTCTTGACTTTTTGGTGTGAGACCGTGATATTCTCAGTCGCCAAAAGTTTGGCGAGCATAGACTTGGAAGTTTGAATACTCATATTCATACAACCATTATCCTATAAATTATGTATTAAGTAAAGTGAAAAAACCTTAACAAAATCAATAACTTACGTCAGTTAACAGAATATACAAACTTTTCAGGTAGATTTTTCTTATCTACTGTAATCATGGGCTGATTCTCTGGTAGATTTATTGGTGCTTGTTCATTTTCCTGTTGCTGAACAAAAGCTCGCATTCTTTTTACATTTTTCTTAACTTTTCGTTTTGCTTGATCAAGTTTGATTGGACTGACTTTATCAGTATATACAATCCCATCTAAGTGATCAATTTCATGTTGAACACAAACCGCTGTAAGTCCATCGAACTCTTGTACAATCTCTTGACCATACATTGCTTGAAATTTTACTTTTATATGATTGTGGCGTGGAACTTTTAAATATAATCCAGGATAAGACAAACATCCCTCTTGATATGTTGCTGGTGTAAGTCCATGATCTATAATCTCTGGATTAAATAATGTCCAAATCTCATTGCCCATGTTTATAACACAAACGCGATGTTTAAGTCCAACTTGATTGGCAGACAAACCGATGCCACCATAATGCTTTAGAGTTTCAGCAAGCGAGTATGCTAATGATTCGCATTCTTTGGGTTCATGATCTTTATGATTCCATGTAATGGTTGGTTCGCGAAGAATTGAATCATAAAAATCTACCAATTTGAAAATTTCGTATTCAATTAAATTACCTTTATGATATTTTATCCTTTTTGACATTTAGTTCACCATCTGTGAGAAATTTTTAATTTTACCGAATCGTATTGTGTGTTTAAACTTGTCTATCATTTGATCTGATTTATGTGTGATGACAAACACATTCGTGCCTTCATTCATAATATTTATCAGCTTCATAAATTCTTCAGTACCATTAATGTCAAGAGAACCATCAAAGACCTCGTCAAAAATTAATAGATTCGTATTCACACTGTTCTTTAATTTGGCGACCGACCTCCAGGTAAACAACAATGCAAGATCAATACGTTTCTTTTCACCTTCTGAGAAATTATCATAACTGAAATCATCTCGGTGACGAGACTTGATGGTCTCTTTGAACTCCTCGTCAATATTAAAATTAACGAAGAAATCCATCGCAGCCAAGTATTTGTTTACCAATTTGTTTATAATTGGTACATACTGCTTAATGATTTTCGACTTAATCCCGCCATCTTTAAGCAGCTGCGCGACAATATCGTAATTCTGTGTTTGTTCAGATACTTCTTTTCGTTTTTCGTTATGAATATGCAAATCAGTCAATAGAGTTTTACTCTGAGCCTTGAACTCTTCACTCATTGCTGGTTTGCTCTCTATTTCTCCAATCTCCGCTTCAAGTTTCTTAATATATTTTCTGATCTGGTTGCGAGAAGTATTAACACTAACAAGATCTTGTTCAAGAGATTTGAGTTCTTTTTGGATTGTTTTGATGGTATTGATTCGCTGTAGAACGGCATCACTTTCCTCCTTGAGTTTGTTTAATCCATCAGTAAGTTCTGTAATTTTATTATTACAAGTATGCACTTTCTCTTCTTTATTATTAATCGCTTGGTCACAAGTTGGACATGTAGAATTTTTAGAATAAAATTCAATATCCTTTTCAAGTTTCTGAATATTATTCTCGATCTTTGCCTCTAAATTGTTTATCTTTTGAAAACGTTTGGCAGTAAATTCTTCATCGGAAGTTTGAGCGACAAATTTATCTATTTCAGATTCTTTTGCCAATGCTGATGCCTCTAGTTCAGAAAGCGTCGTTGTATTTTCTATTATCTCTTGTTTCTTTGCATCAATTATATCTTTAGTATTTCTTTTAAGTTCATCTAAATGTCTTTTATGAAGTTCAATTTTACCTTTTGTAGCATCTATTAGTATTTTAAGATTACTCGCCTGATCTTTTAAAGTATGGAGTTTATTCTTTACAATAATATTCATCGATGAGAATATTTGTATGTCAAGTAGATCTTCAATAACAGCTCTTCGATCAGAGGCTGATAGTTGCATAAATGGAGTGAAATTAGTAGATCCTAGAATAACGATCTGTGTAAATGATTTGTAGTTCATTTTAAGAATAACTTTTTCAAGATACTCTTGGTAATCCTTGGATTTAGCATCTTGATTTAACATATCGCCATCTACATATATTTCAAATGTATTTGGACGAATACCACGAACAATTTTATATCTTGTTTTACCAACATCGAATTCAATCTCAACCGTGCAATCTTTTTCATTGATTGAGTTTACAAGTTGAGGTTTATTGATATTTCGAAATGGCTTACCAAACAATGCAAATGTGATTGCATCTAGGAATGTAGATTTTCCTGCACCATTCTCACCTACAATCAATGTGGTTAAATGTTCACCGAGTCGAATTTCAGTAAACAAATTACCAGTTGAAAGAAAGTTTTTATATCTAACTGTTTTAAAAAATATCAAACTGACTCCATAGAGATGGCTTCGCTGTACACATCGCGCAAGACAGCTTTTATTTTATCTGATTCTACTGGCAATGTCAACCCATCAACATACTTGTTTAATATTGTAATCGTGTCCTCTGCTTGGTCTACATCCATCTCTACATTGGCTGTGAGCTCTGAGAAATCTTCCACAACTGAAACTTCTAGTGGTGCTACTTTGGTAATAGTGTCAATCAAAGTATCAAACAAAAAAGAATTATTTCGTTTTTCAACAACAATTTTAAGATACTTTCCACTCAGATGCGAATAGTCAGTATTCACAATATCATTATAGAATAGATTATCATCATTGTAATGTATCTTATAAAACATTTTATTTGGGTTCAAAATAAATGTTAACTCGCGAGTTTCTGTGTCGAAGATATGAAAGCCACGTTCATCGTTATAATCTAACCATGTAATTTCACCAGGAGTGCCCACATAAACAATATGTCCATCACTGCTTTTGTGATGATAATGCCCACTTAACACAAGATCATATTTCTGTAAAATACTTGCATTCATACCCTCATGACTGATATTCATTTTATCCATTTTATAGCCAGCAAGTTCATAATGACCAAAATTAATTTGATTCTCGCTGCGCTTGATGAAATCCATTATTTCTAGTTCATTGTCTTTGCATATCCACGGAATGATATCGATTCCCATCCAAGTAGATGGCTTGTCATAAAGAATTAAATGTTTTTCATATTCTCTTAGAAGCAGATTAGGTGAATTAACTTCGAGAGTGTTCTTGAAAAAAATATCATGATTGCCAAGTAGAACACGACACTCAATATTGTGTTTGACTAACTGATCAAAAAAGTAACGACGGCAAAGAGCGAGAGACTGAAAAGAGATATATTTCCTACGATCAAATAAATCACCCAACTGAAAGATAGTAGTAATACCATGCTTTACCAAATAAGGAAAAAAGGTATTCAAATAAAAATCTTTGTAGTAGTTATGAAAGGCAATGCTATCACCTCTCATACCAAAATGTGTATCGCCAAGGATAGCAATCTTCACTTTACAACTTCCTCATCTACAAACTTCTCAATACCAGCCTTCTTGGCTTTCTTAGCCTTGCGAGCATTTTCCCAATTATCAATGAACTCTGAGATATTATCATAGAGTTCGAATTGTCTAAACGTGCCGTCTTCATTTTCATTTAATTCATATTCATCTAGAACGCCAGCTGTTTGTGTCGACTTATATTTAATATAAAGTTGTTTCTTTTCCTTTTGAATGCGTCTCAAAAATGCATAAAAAACTATTTGTGTGAAATATGCAAATGGATTATTTGATTTGGCAGGATCAAAATTTTCTACATACATGACGCAATTTTCAATTGCATCTGCAATCATTTCATCTCTAAAGGTATATGAAATAAAATTTGGTTTATGCGAAAGATTCTCTGCGATCTTCATAAAGCACTCAGCAACATATCGAGGGATTTGTGGTTTAGGTTTACTCTCTCGTTTGGCTTTTCTAATTGCTTGACGATATTTTGTCATTTCTTTGACAAAATCTTTATTGTTTATATAATGATTTTTTGCCATAAATTAGTGTACTGGTTTATCCTTTTTAGTTTTCAATGCTTCTAAGATTGAGATTACATTCTCATGAGTTTCCATATGTTCTTTAATCATTTCTCTTCTCTTTTTCAAGGTTTCTTGAAATTTAGATTGATTATTATAGAAAAAATCGCTGACGAATTCGTATTGCTCATAAAATTCTGCGCGGACTGGAGTGCAAAACATCACATCATCTAATGGAAATTCTACTTCACGTAGTTGTATAATCGATTGTGGTAAGTATTCCTGCAATGCAAGAGTTTGTCTCCCCTCTTCAAATGCAGTTTCAATCTCAACTCTCAGTGGCATCTCAATCAGAATACACTCTTCCTTATATGTTACCCATCCAACTAAATCATCAGGCAAATTTTTAAATCGTACGAACTTTAATTCTCTTTCTTCTGACATTAATTTATCCTTACATTGTTTGTAGTGAATGGAAATTTTTCTTCGCTGTATATCTTCACTCTTTCTTCATAATGTTTCAATGTAAAATTTATATAAGGTCCATACCTAAGATCATCTGCTAAATCGTAGAGTGTCGCTGCATCTTTGTTATCTCCTAAACGTAATACGCGACCAATTGATTGCAGCGAGCGTATCTTACTCTTTGTTGGAGAAGAGAACACTATATTATGTAGGTTGCGAATGTTCACGCCTGTCGAGAAAGTGCCATAACTCGCCACAATGATTGCGTCGTTTTCTTGTTCAGTAATATGCCTCACTGCTTCACGATCCTCTGCCTCAACTCCACCATGGATAAAAAATACTTTACGACTATTTGCTTTTTCACCTATCAGATCATATAATATCTTACCATGTTTTTCGACATAAGTAAATAAAATTAAACTATTTCCTTTAAGATTTATTGCAAGATCTCGTATAAAATTATTTCGACCTTCATGCTGTGTTAAAAAATTCATCTCATCAGGATAAGTAAATCCTTTGATCGCTTTACACACTGCGTCAGGATATTTCAATACAATACATTTGATACTGAAATTCGCTAATTGTTTGCGTTCAATTAACTCTTTTGTAGAGATGGCTTTAAACACAGGTCCGAATAATCCTTCTAAAACCAACTTATTGACTTTACTGTCATCCAGTGTTCCTGTTGTACCAATACGCACATCACAATTGATTAGTTTAGTCATAATACTTGTCAATGACTTTGCTTTAAATGTGTGCGCCTCGTCACCAATAATGAAGTCAAATTGCGAGAAGTATTTTTTGGGCATGTCGTATATACTTTGCCACGTAGAGATAATTAAATCACTGTTTGGAATCTTTGTTTCACCACCAAATATTTTTTGACAATGTTTCTCCACATCCCAACCATTACTGCTCGAGTAATTTTGAAAATCAGAGTGCATTTGTGTTACAAGGTTGATTGTCGGCACGATAAGCAATCCTCGTTTCTTACCTGTGCTCAGTAACTGACGAATCATCATATAAATGATGAGCGACTTTCCACTCGCAGTGGGCGAGACAAGCACTGTTCTTTTTTTAGTAAGACCTACACTTGACGCAAGATATTGATAGTCTCGTGGCTCTATGGGAAGTGAGAGTGCACTTGCTAGGTTTTTTGTATCGATTGGATGAAGTTCTGTCTCTTCATCAATCACTTCAAACGAATAATTTTTTTGTTTACAAAAAACCTTTATGTAACTAATTAGTCCAGTATAAATTTGTTTCGTGCGTAAGTTGAGCAGACGTATCTTTCCGTCCCAGTGTCGATTACGAAACGCTGGACTGAATTGATACCCAGGAGTCGAAAATGTAAAAAATTCAGACATCTCTTGAAGTATCGAATCTTCTGCATGAACCTGTACATATATGTTGTCAACCTTTTCAATCGCAACGTGATCGATCATCTAGCACCTTGAATAAATTTCTCCCAGCCCATATATTCTTTTAATTGCCACGTTCGATTGTTTAGTTCCTTCATAACGTTTGTACAAAATGAAGACGCCTCCTCATGATAGGCTTTCTTGCGTTTAAGTTTTGATAAATCCTCATCACCATCCAAATAAACTTGAATATCAGATTTAAGTGTAAATCGAAACGGCTCCCAACCAAGTTCTGTCAATTCTTTTTGATCAAGTTTACCTGTATAATACATCCACTTCAATCGCTTGAGTTTGTCTAGTTCTAATCCTACTCTTTTTGCAGCAAGATTATGTACTGACAAATATTTGTTATATTTGTTATGAATAAGGGGAATACGCAAGATTTCTTTTCCAGGCTCTGTAATATCTACTTCAGAGTCTTTTTCCCATTGCGCCATGAGTTCTTCAAGAGGAGGAGTTTCAATTTTCATATATGAATAGAAATGAGTACAATGATTGTATCATACTATATTTCATGAATGAAGACAAGTTACAAAAAAGGTTGACTAATTGTATTTTTGTCGATATAATAAGTATGTCTACGTTCTAAAGATACTCTATATAACTAGACTATAATAATTCGATATCGTAATATGAAAATCTAAACGATGCATTGCTTGTAATAACACCTTCGGCATTTGATCCGACGTTAAACGAAAGTGATGACAAGTAAGTTGGAAAAATATCATGAAACTTAACACGAATTCTTGGATTGTTTTTGTTTGAATAAATTGTAAGAATTCCATCTGTATATACGGCAGGTCGACGATTATTCATTAAACTCTGCATATAAGAAGACTTTGTTACTTTTGCTAAATCAACATATTCTTTAAAGTCGGTAGGAAATGTTGCAGCGCGAATCCAATTATGAATTTCTAACCAAGAACTTAACGTTTCATTTACAAGAAATGTTGTGCTAAAGGCATCATAAACTGCTTTTTCTCCTGGCACAAATAAATCAATAAATGGTGTAAAGCGTTGAATTTCAGTCAATGAAATTCCAGGAATAGATGCATCTTGACAAAAATATGTGACGTCAGGTAATCGATCAAAGATCATCTGAAACTTATGCGGTTGAAGAAAATCTGTATTAATTGGATTTCGTGTTAATGCTGTCATCTAATAGTTTCCGTAGATCGATGGTTTTTTCTCTCTCAATTAAATCAATAATAAAGTTTGTTAACTCGATTTCTTTCTTGATAAAGAATAGTTTTTTGTTTAATTCTTCTAATCGCTCAGAGTAATATTTCAATTCCTGCTTTTTTTGTTTGCGCAGATCTTTCAAGTCTGATAAAAGAATTATCTTAGCCATATTATATTTAGGGAAAGAAAAAGGGGTGGATCCTTTCGAATCCACCCCCGAGTCACTTTGCCTTGTTATTATTATAAGTTTGGCAAACTATTACTGGTTGATATTCAACACGACGAACTTACGATAGTATACGTTTGTTCCGTTCGATAGAGTACCATTACCTGCCGCTGTTGCGAATGGATTTGCTACGAGACCATAACGTGTCTTGAAGCCAACCTTTGGCTGGTATGTTGTTGGATCAACTGCACGTACCATCTGGAGTGGAACGTATGGGCAGTAGAACAATCCAGCGTCATAAGGAGTTACTCCCTTATAACCTACCACAACATAATCTGCACCGCTGACAGAATATGGATCAACATAGACTTTGATGCGTCCGAAGAGCACACCAGCGAATGTGTTGCCTGTATCGTCAACTACGAGATTCGTGTTGTTTGATAGTGCTGAGTTGTAATCGAGAAGACCAGTCATTGCGAGGGCTGATGCAACGTCTGTGGAGACGATGACCATGTTGCCCTTGCCGCGACGGGTGTCTTTTGCGATTTTATTAGCTGCTTGTTCGATGCGGAAAAGAAGTGACTTATACTTCTCTGCCTGCCAACGACCAGAGGTGCCACCTGCTGCATCAGATACTGTCGAACTTGATAGGTTGACAACATTTGATGTCACGCCAGTGATACCGACATTTGCAGTTGCATAGATCGTACGAACAACTTCGCGGTTGATTTCAGCAAGAATTTCAGTTGACAAAATATTTGTCAATTCTGTTTCTGCGTCGAGACCGTGAACTGCCTTTAGATCCTGGGCTAGTTCGAGCGTGTAAGCTGCTTGCAAGCCACGTGAATTGGCTGTAACAGCAACGCGATCGATTTGGAAGCCCATACGAGCAAGTGTTGCATCTTCAGCAAAAGCTGTTGTAAAGCCAATACCCGTATTTGCAAGACCGAACACTGCAGAATTTGCATCACCTGGATTTACAGATGTGCTAAATGCTGTTGATGTTCCGTTACCTGAATGAGTATTTGCTTCGTTGAAGAGAGCTTCACCAGCGCGAGCTGAATCTGATGCAAATGTTGAGCGCATAGCAAAGATAAGTCCTGTTGGACCTGTCATTGGCTGCACGCCGCAGATGTCATAAGCCATTAGATTTGGAAGAGCACGACGAACTAGACCAATAAGAACTGGATCAAATCCTGTGATTCCTGCGTTTGTTGCACCTGAGAGACCAGAGATTCCTGCAACGCCCATGGAATTTGCTGGAGCAGCTTCCCATAGGTTTTGCATTGATCGTGTCTCTTCCATAAGAGCACGTTCCTGATTTTCTAGAACGAGTGCAGTAACTGCGCGCTTGTAAGGGTCGCTGATTGCTGGGAGTTCTGGGTGATCAAGAACTGGTGCCCACTTTTTTGCATATGTTTCGTTAATATACATTTAGTGTTTCCTCAGTTATTAGGCTTTTGGAGCCGTTTTTGATATTGATTGAACATATCGACTCATAATATTATTTGTAATTTCTACTTCTGGTTCTTCATTAAGAGCGACTCTTTGAAGTTCCTTTACCTCACTTTTCACTTGTACTTTAGTCGGGAAGTAGTTCTCGCGTAATACAGCGAGTTTTTCTTCATAATCACCTTCTGTGGTGAACTCCACACCCTCTGCGAGTGCCTTCATTTTCTCTGCTTGAACTGCTGTGAGTCCAGAGCAGAATGATTCTGTGACAATTGCTTTCTGAACAAAGTTAAGTTGCTCTTGAAGAGAAGCAATTGTTGCGGTCTGATCTGCAACATGTTTATGTACATTCTCTACATACTCAGCTGCTGATTCAAGTTCAGATGCAAGTGTTTCTGCAACATCAACTTTTTCTTCAGGAATCTCGATGTAGTGCTCTTGGAACAATGCACGTAAACCAGAGATAAAGTCTTCAGCGAGCTCAGCACGTAGACCTGTTTCGACAGCAACTTTATTCTCTTGCATCCATTGTTCAACAACATAGTTGAGATATTCATCAACTTGCTCTGTCAATTCGTCTTTAATTTCCTCATATGCCTGTCCTAGAACTTGGTCATTTGAAGCAACAAGCTCTTCTAGAATTTTTTCGACACGAGATGATACAGCTGCTTCGAAGATAAGTGTGGCTTTGGCGCGGAATTCTTCAGAGAGTGATTCGCCATTAAACAGCGCATCTACATCCTCTCTCATATTGCCTTGGAACTGCTTGACCGTTTCTTTAATTGCAATCATTCTTTGCTCACGAATTTGCTCTTCGGTGAGTTCAGCTGTTTTATCTTCAGCTTCTTCATCATCTTGCATATTTTGATCAGATTGCTGAGGCATTTGCTGAGGCTTTTGCTGAGGCATTTGCTGAGGCTTTTGCTGAGGCTTTTGCTGAGGCTTGAGCCGACCTTGTGGGTTCTTTCCACTTTCGCTGAGATTTTCATTCTCATTGAATGTCTCATTTGCTTCCTCTTGATTTTCTATGTCGTTCATATTCGAATCCTCAGTGCTTTCATTTGTTGTTTTACCACGAAATAAATTTAATGCCCCTTTGGCTAAATCATAAACCGCTTGTCCAGCGGCGCCAGCTTTGGCAGCGTCTCCAAAATCTTGACCAGTTAATGCGCCGCCAATACCTGTTCGGAGACCAGTACGACCAGCCCTTTGTGCAAAATCAATAAATGCATTTCCAAGACCATATTTATCATTTCGTTGATTTGAACTTGTAGTTTGATTTGCGCTAGAGGAATCTGCAGAAGCACCTCCACCAGAGGAAGAATCGGATCTAGATCTACCTCTTCTATCAATTGGATCTGAATGCCAATCCTCTAAACTGTTATATCTACCTTGAGGTCTTGCAGCGCCATCATTTCCCTGTTGACCTGCTGTTTGCTCTGGTGGACCTGATCCTGCAGGATCAGGTCGACCTGATCCTGTACCTGAACCGCCAGCACCAGTGTTGGTAGCGCCAGCACCAGTGTTGTCAGCACCAAAGTTCAGACCCTGCTGAACTAACGTTAGCATTCTATTAGCATCAGCACCAAGATTTGTACTAGCAGCTGAACCACCATCACTCTGCGCCTGGTACGCGACTGGTTGTGTAACTGGTCCTGAACCACCAGCTGGTTTTGAACCACCAGCTGGTTTTGAACCACTGCCATCAGATCCACCAGCACCCATTCTATTAACAGCAGCAAGAGCTTGCTTAAAATCAGCATCTAATTTTAAATTGCTTTCTTTAGTTTTACCAAGGCGTTCTCTCATTTTATATGCATAATCTGCGCCAACATTAGGATCAACTCCGAAACCTGCAGCTAGTTGTGCACCAGATCTACGAATTGATGCTCCTGTTTTGCCATAGCGATCTTCATCACTCATTTCAGATGGTGCTTGAAATTTGGTTCCTGTCCAGAATTTGCCTTTATTTGCACCAGTTCCCCTTTCGCCATACTTCGGTGTTGCCACTGGTGCTGCCGCTGATGTTGCTGTCGTTGCAGCAGCGTTTGTTGCAGCAGCATTTAATGTTGCTGTCGTTGCAGCAGCATCTGTTTTAGCGCGTCGACGACGTGGACCACCCCTTTCAAATAAGTTTACAACGTATTCAGCTTGATCCTCTGATAATGAATTAATAAACTGATCTAGTTGCTCTTCATTTAATGTTGACAGTTGTTGAATGATATCTGTTTCTTCAGCAGCCATTCTATTTACTCCTCTTAATCGATCTTTGTTAGCGTTAATATCTCTCATGAAATTTCTAACTGAGTCTGGATCTTCATCGTCGTTGTCTTGATTTCTATTTTGTGCCACGCGTGTTTGTATATTCTCAGAATCATCTTGAACATTTTGATTAGATTGCTGAGGCTTTTCTCGTTTTTGTGCAGCTTGATTAAGTGCTGTTGAAGCGACGCTACCAGCAAGATCTGATCCTGTTCTTTGACCAACTGCTCCACCTGCTGCACTTGTAATATTTCCAACAACTGCATCTCTCACACTGCCGCCTTGCAGTTTAGCAGAAGCAACATCGCGTGCAAGATTACCTACAAGCTCTGACCCTGTTGCTTTTGCAATACTGCCACCAATTCCTCCAGTCACTCCACCAATCGCACCAGATTTGGCTCCTGATTTTAAGCCTGCTGAAAAACTACCGCCTGACAATTTACTTTGAACACCACCCTGAATTGCTCCCGATATGCTTTGTTGAACAACATTTTTCGCCAAGGTTTTTAAACCTGCTTTCAAACCTGCTTTTGCGACACCACTAGCAGCGGCACCACCAGCGCCACCAGCTGCTGCACCAGCAAAACCTAATTTTCCAGCAATTGCACCACCAATTCCAGGTAAAAGAAATCCAGCCGCAATTGGTGCTAATTTCTTTAAAATTTTTCCAATACTTCTTTTCTTTTTAAGGACCCATTGTCCACGTTTAAATTTCCATTTCTTACCCTTGGGTGGAGGTTCTGTTGGTTTTGGAGGGCGTCCTGTATTCGGAGCTGGTGTCGGAGCTGGTGTCGGAGCTGGTGCAGAGGCGTTAACATTACCATCAGATCCACCACCAATACTTGAATTTTCATTATCACGTGCTGCTAATTCAGCAGGATCAGTTTCTTCATCTAAAGATGCAAGTTGAATTGTGTATACTATTTCCTCTTCATTTAATCTTTCAAAAAATTTAACTAGTTCTTCATCGGATTGTGATTCAATAAAATCTTCTAGTTGATCTGCGTCCTCTTCCAACTGCATGAATTCATCTTCAGTAAATTCTCGTTGTTTAAAATCATTAATAATCGCTTCAATGAGTAATTCTTTTGCTCCATCTTCACCATATTGTTCAATTAAATTTTCCATTAAATTATTTGATTTCTCAGGCTCTTCAGATTCAGAATTTTCCTCTGACTCTTCATCCTCGGTTGGAAGTTTCTTAATTTCTTCTGCTGGAGCTCCAGGACGACCTGGTTTTGGTGTTGCATTTATTGATTGTGCACTCATTAAACCTGGAGACACAACATCTCCAGTCATCATTTCACCACCTAAATCATTGTGTTGTATAGCAGCCATGCGAATAGGCTCTTTGCCAGCATTCGCCAATGACGCTGCAAGAATTTCAGCTGCCGACTCGTGTAATGTTTTATGAGCCATGAAAATTATCCGTTAAATGGTAATATATTTATAAAAGTTATAATCTCGATAAAAAGTTTTCAAATATTTTCAAGGAGATATCGTCTAATTGCTTCTGTTTTGCAGTCTTTATTTGATTATAATATTCATTTACATTAAATTCCTTCACAAAACCATTGTCCCAGACCCACTCTTTACCTTCCATAATGCCTTGAACAAAAGCACCTGGAGCTGATGGATCAGCTACGATATCAGCTGCAGTTGCAAGGTAAAAGTCTGGTTGTACGATATTGACTCCATCGATCATTTTAAGAGAGCCCATACCACGCGAGGATACACCAAGAGTAGCACCAGCCTCCATAAGATTCTTAGCAATTTTACCCATTGGAGTTTCAAGAACTTTTGCTTTACCCTCGAATACATTACCATTGCGCGAAATATTGGTAATCATATGAGAGACGCGCTCTAGATTAATGGTTGGTGATTCTGGATGTCCAAGTTCACCAAAAGCTCGATTCTTATCGACGTATTCTCTCATGTAACGATTGACTTCGTTTTCAAGTACCGCAACAGGATATGAACGTCCGTTTCGATTCTTTGTTTCGGCGACAAGGAATGGACCTTGAATGTATAAAGTCTTAACACCGTTTTTCTCTTCAGTGATGACTTTAATTTCTTCGACTGTTTCTGTAATAAGTTTCATTTTTTGTTTCCTATACTCCGAGAGCTGCTCGTCTTCTCATTGATCTTCGTCTTTTCATAAGAGCTCGAGCCATTTTTGCTTTTCTTTTAATTTTGCCACGACGTTGGCCACGTTTGCGACGAATTCTTTCTTGCATTGACATGCGCTTGAGTTTACCACCACGAATCGTATATCCTTTTACAGCAGAGACTCTTCTACGTCTTTGCACTTTACCCTTTCTTATACGAACTCTGACAACATTTGTGCGACCTTGACGCATTATATTGCGATTTGCTTCGCTTAATGATTCTGAATTTTCTGTAACCTCTTCATGTAATCCATAATGTGCTTGACGTAAGTCTTCAGCATCTGAAGCCATGGCCATGTCTGAACTAATTTCTCCACGCTCTAAACGTCCTTGCAAATGCGCAGCTCTACGTTCTGCTTCTTCTTGTTGATCTGGTGTTAATTTGGAAGGAGGAATTAAATTAAATTGTTGTTGTTTTTCCGTTGGTACATTTTGCGCAATAGCACGACCAGAGCGTAATGGTGAATGATTCGCATCAAAGGGGACAAAACCTTTGATAACACCTTTTGTACCAAGATTACGCATGAAGTTTTTAAGTTTTTCTCTATTTTCTTTTTTGCCTTCCTCTATCGCAATTAATGTTTTATATAAGTTTAATTTATGTGTAGCAATTTCATTTATTAATAAAAATATTTCTTCTTTTATATCTTCACGACTTCTATAATTTTTTAATTCTCGAGTCTTAACGATGCGTGGATTTAACGCTTGCATTGTCTTAATACGTTTTTCATCTTCATGATTAAATGGTTCATCTTTATCATTTTCTTCATCATCTACATTCGTATCTAATTCAGAATTATCTTTTTGAGTTGAAATTTTTGCAGGTTGCTCAGCTAAAACTTTACCTAAAACATCACGTGATACAGCGTTAGCCAAATCAACACTAGTATCCGTTGGTTTTATACCAAGTTTTCTTTTTTGTTCCATCTCTTTTTGCATAATCGATCTTTTTTGATTTGCACCTTGCCTCTGCTTAAAATCGGAATCGCCGCGATCTTCGAATTTTTCTTGATCAACATTCATTGAATTGTCTCAGTAAATTTTTTTATTTTATTAAATGATTCTTTACTTTCAAGTATCATATCATTAAGTCGTATTTTATTTTGTTCATTTAACATTGAGTACAATATTTCAATTTTTTTAAATACATCTTTTTCTATATTAATTTCTTCGCCAGTGGCAAATAAAACAGGCACAACGTCTTCTTTTAAAAACCCTGCAGCTGCTGTTTGACTAGTGCGAGCATATGTATTTAAATCACCGAATCCTTTATCTAAATCGTAAGGGACTGGAAACGTTAATCCGTATTTACTATCAGTATACATTACAACTCGTTGGCGATTCGGAAACATGCGTATTGCTTGTCTTCGCAAAACAAGCACAGCAGGTGGATTAAATTCTTCATTTAATAGCTCTGTTTCTTCTCTCATATCGCGTAATGTACGACGTAGTTGTGGCATGGTTGTATTTACAATCGTAGCAACTGGCAATTTTAAAGCAGATACAGCATCCCTTTTTTGCGGACTCATATCTCGTAAGATTCGAAAGTGAGAATGTTTTGGATTTTTTCTTGCGCGATTAATATAATCACTGATTGCAGAGGTAGCAAGAGAGGTATTAACACTGCTTCCCAAACGTAATGTGTTTCTAACAAGTGCAATTCTGTCACGAAGCTGGCTACCATTGGTTTTATTTGCAGCTGCAGCCTCGTCTAAATTTAACTTATCATTGTTTTGATGATTCATTATGCCTCTGTTTGTGCCTCTGTATTCATTTCTGTTGGTGCAGCAATGAAGTTCGAAGCAACCTCAACTTTTTTTACCTCTAAAGCATCAGCGACTTTTGCTGATAGAGAACTATTAAATGCCTCTACAGCCTCATCTCTGTTTCCTGAAAGAATCGCGTTTATAAATGATTCACTGTTCATATATTTCTCCAATATTTATACAATTATTATTGTTGCGGTTGTTGCTGTTGCTGTTGCTGTTGTTGTTCGGCGGCAGCAGCTTGTTCTGGTGCTACAGGAGGCTGGGGAGGAGCATATTGAGCCTGAATCGCCATTAATTGTTGATTCATAATGGCTTCCTCTTGAGCCTTCGTTATAGTCTCTTGTTGTTCTTCCATACGTTCATTCACTAACTGCATTTTCATTTTATCGATAGCCTCTTCATCTAGATGAAGAACATTCTTTTGAATATATTCTTTCGAGAAATATCGACCCGTAAACTGCTCTACTTGCTGTAACAATTGCATTCTAGCGTTCATGAGATCAGCTTCTCTTAATTCTGCAAAGTTATTATCTTTTAAAAAGTCATAATGAATCTTTTCGCGAAGATCTTTCCATTCATCGATCGAAGCAATGCCTTTAAGGGCAAGTTGTCGCTCCATAAGTTCGTCGAATAAAACAGTAAATTTTCCACGAAGTCTTTCAATAAACTTATTAAATTTAACCTCATCTCGTGTAATTTCTTGTGAGCGACCAAGCATAAAACCTTGTCCTGCCTCTAAACGAGTAATAGGAATGTTTAATGCTTTGTAAAGTTTTTGCTCAAAATACTTAACATCTGTCATCTCACCTAAATTTTGACCTGGAGGAAGAGTTGTAATCTCTGTTGACCTGCCCTCACCGCGTCGAGGAATCCAAAAATCTTCCATAATTGACATAAATTTACGATCGTCTTTGACCTCACCAGTTGATGAATCATAAACAACTTTGTTTCGGAACTTTGTCATAAAATCGCGCAAATATTGTTCTGCTTTAATTCGTGGCATATTACCAACATCGATATAAAATACACGACGTTCTGGCGCACGACTTAAACGATAGATAACGACAGCATCTTCAATCATTCGAAGTTGATTTAACGGTTTAATGGCTTTATGAATATATGATAGAACCATTTGTCGTTTTGGATCTAGTAATCCAGAATTTACATTCACAATTGCATCAACTGCAATTTTTACTGATGCATCGCCAACATTTGTTACAACTTGATTACCTTGTGTTGTAGTCTTATCGTTGAACAAATAAAATTCTTGCATACCAACTACCACTTCTGCACCAGTGCGTGGTTCTTTTTTCTTTTGAACCTGACGAACTTTTTTAATCTTGCGTGGATCGATGTAAACTAGTTCTTGAATGCCTAGCTGTGGTTGCGCGCGATCAACTAAAACTTGAAAAAATAATCTTCCATCAATGTACCAATCACGAAATAAACCAGAGCCATCATTAGAAAAGTTGAGCAATTTTAACACATGCTTGAATTCGTTACGAATAGAGGTTTTAATTTCCTCTGATAGTTCTAGATCATCAAGTATAATTGAAACTGATTTGCCTGTAACATCATGTACAATTGACTCATTTACAATTTCATCTATTGCTGACTCGAGTTCAGGTTGTAGAGACATTTCACGATAACGTGAAATTAAATCAACTTCATTTTTAAAACTGGCTTCTAGATCTAGATATGTACCAAAATATCCACCTGTGCCAAGTTCCATCGCACCATCGTCTGAGACGGGTGCGGTAATTTGTGGTTGAATATCATTCTCTGGCTTTCTTCTTATAATTTCAAAGCCAAATAAATTAATGCCTGCCATAGTTTACTCCATTATAATAAAATCAAATAAATTTATGGACCCTCACCCTTTCTTCTTCGAGTAGGTCTTACATTTATATTTCTGCCAGTGTTAGGTGCTTTAGCCACAGGAGTGAGGTTTAATGGTTTTTGATTTGGATTGGTTCTTGATGTTCCTGTGTTTCGACCACGACCACGAATTTCATCACGAACACGCCTAACATTTCGAACTGCTCGATTTAAATTAGAGGCAGATCGTGTAATATCATTAATACCACGTGTAACACCATTTACTTTTCTAAGGAAAATCTCTAAGAGAGACTTTTTGACAACGTTTCTTGCCATAATTAATTAACCAACATTAACTTCTTGTGAAGTCCAATATTGATACTGAAATGTTACTGCATATTCTTCGATTGCATCATTTTGATCCCAGCTAATGTCAATTGCTGAAAGATCCACAGGAAACATATCAATGAATGTATAACTCTTAATAATATCGCCCTGTTTCCCAAACTGATAAACATCAGCATCAAAAGAGTATTGAGATAAAAATGCTTCTGAAAGATTGCTCTCGTGACCAACGATTCGTGACATCCACTCTTCAAGCTGATTACGAATAATAAAATCCTCATCATTTAATACTTGAATTGTCCATTCAGGAAATACTCTATTTCCTGCCATCTTAATGCTTCTACCAAAATATGGAATTTCAATTGTTCCTATTGTAGAGCCAGGAAGCTGTGCTGTTTTTGCAGTAAAGGTAAGTTTTTCATCAAACACTGGAATGTTGACTTCAAACAGATTAGGACGTGCACCGTCAAATGGAAAATTACTTTTAAAGTCTGTAATATTAAAAGGCATTGCGTTCTCCTGACCTTATATATTTATTAGAATCTACCAACGACTTCTTCGAACGATACACCACTACGAACAGCGATGAAGTTTAGCTGAATAAAGTTTACACTTCGATTTGGTTTGACATATATGTCACCAATAAATTCATTGCGATCAATAACATCTGGTGTGTTGTTTGTCGAGTTACAAATAACCTTGAAGTCTGTGATTCCACGACGACCTTTCACTGTTCTCAAGAATGGCTCAACGATTGATACAAATTGAGATCTTGTAAACTCATCGTTAAACTCAAACAATTGCGCTTTCGCGGCTCGAGAAATTGCTTTTTCTAGAGTAATAAACAAGCGGCGAACATTGATACGATCGAAAGCACTTGGCTTCGATAGCATTGTCTTATCACCAAATAAAATAGTGCCCTCACCAGCGAATGAAACAATTGGATTAATTCCATTCTTGTATAGAACATCTCTGTCTGCTTTAGCTGGATAGTATGCAAGTTTTATTACATTTTTAATCTGGCCACGTGAGGAACCAGCTGGTGAATACCATGGATCGCGTTCTAGGTCAGTGCGCACGCATAGACCAGCAACATCTCCATTAAGTGGAATCCAACGATATGTGTCAGAATATTTGTCGTATTGATACTTCCACCCACTATCCATCACTGCATAAGAGGATGAAACATTTGAAAGTGCATTTTTACGATAGTTGACAACATCATCAGATGCTGTTGAAGAGGTTACGTTTGCAAGTGTTGGTGATACAAATACTACGCAATCTTTACGAACTTCAGCAATATTATTGATTGCATAAAGAACTGTTGCAGGAGCAGCATCACCTGTCATAATAAGCGATACATCAATTAGATCGCTATCAATGAATTTACTGTATGCTGTTTGAACATTTCCAGCAACAACAACACCATCAGCACCAGAGGTCAATGATGATGTATGAACTGCTGCAACATTTACGAGCTGAGCAAACGTTTTACCAGCTGCAGTTGTTCCCCACGTTGTATAAGTGTTCGTAATATCTGGATGATCTGTCCAATAAATGTATTTTGATTTTCTATAAAGTACATCTTTATAGAAATTTGAATTACCGACGCTATCTTTTGCATCGCTTGCTTTCGATAAGAATGGAAACGTTTCTAGAACTGATCCTGCACTGCCTGTCAAAAGACCATCTTCATCAACAACCACGATGTGCATTTCGTCATTAGCTCCGCCAACTGCGCTTACATAGGCTGATGTTCCTGGTGCAGAGTCAAAGAAATTTTTATATGTCCAAGAATTAAAGTGCGTTGTATTTGTATTTGCCCAAACACTTACTTTCAATGAATTTCCAAGTGCACCAGCATATCTTGCTGTCCATGCACCAGTGTTTGCAGTGTTTGAATTGTAAAAAGTTGTGAAATACTGATCTTCGTTTTTGATAAGAAACGATGAGTTACCTGAAGTAGTTGCAGATCTTGTATTATCACCATTTACTGCTCGAACAACACGTAAATCGTTGCCATAGTTTAAAAAATTTGTGCATGTAAAGAAAGAAATTGCCGTGTTTGTGTCAGGTTTGCCAAAAATTTCTACAAGACGAACTTCATTTTCGACCTGTCTTGCGAATTCAGCTGGACCCCATTGGAACACTCCAGCAAATGCACCAGTTGTTGTTCCTGTGGAAGGCACTACGGTTGTTAAATCTACTTCAGAGGTAACAACGCCAGGAGATACTTGAAACGCCATGTTTATGCTCCTATAAATGGAGAAATAGAAAATCTACGGAATATTTAGTAATTCATAATTTTGTACTAGGTGCCCCAGTTTTTACCCTCCACCACGTTCCAGAGAGCTCCATCTGATACAAAAGAATTGTTGCGCTCCTCTAATACAACGGGTAAGGGCAACATTTCATCCTCGATTTGTTGCATTTGTTGCTCGTAGAGACGTTTCTTGATATTCGTGTCACTTATCTCGGAGAAAAAGTTTTGACTCGTGCACCACGAGAACAAAACAAGACACATAATCAAATCGTCATGGCTTCCCTCTTCAGCTTCAAAACTAGTTCCTCTTGCGATAAATGTGGATAACTCTGAGATAGTGTCGAAATCTGTAATAATGATTTGCTGAGATTCAATTAAATTCTTTAAAATCGAACACCCCATACGCTTCACACTCTTAGTGGTTCTCAATCCTCGACTAGATTTTGTACCATATCCCCATGTTAACGATATTCGACCTTTAAGATCAACTGTGGAAAGAATATTCTCATATTCATAGTCATCGAAAAGAGAGTCCACTACTTGCTGACCATTATCGTTTATTTCAATTAGCACATATGCATTGTTATAATATTGCGCTATCTTTTTTATAATACTGGGATACACAAGTGGGCTTATGTTGTTATCTCTATATGTCGAAACAAGTTTATAGGGAATCGAGTTAATATCTATTACAACAAAGGCTGAATAATCTAAGCCTTTTCCTCGACTAGTGTCAGCCACAATTAGATAGTTATGATTCGCTGCAGGTTGATCGTAAATGTTAATTCCGCTATCAGTTTTGTTTAAAGGTTTGTTAAATGCTAAACTCTTAAGCCCAGCTGCAGAGATAAGAGTTCCAGAGGAACCCATAAACTCAGTTTCGACCTCTTGATAGTATTTTTGATCACCAAGAACTCGCCGTTGTTCATCAGCCCATCGCTGATCTCTTCCAGGAACATTTCTCCAGTTTGCCTCGATATGCATAAATCCATTGTGACCCTCTATCGCTTCGTTCCACATTTTGTAAAAATGATTCATTCCATTTGGTGTCGAGGAGATAAGAATTTTAGATGTTTCACCTGAAGATATCGTAGGATACACAGAGGTAAAGAAATCCTCGGCAATATTACTTGGAACGAATGCAAACTCATCGAGATATAGTAAAGAGATAGAGAAACCACGAATTGCACTCGAGGCAGTCGAAGTTGCCATTACACGGCAATTATTCTCGAGTTCAATATCACCTTTATTCCAGACTCTCACACCCTGTTGAATCCAGAGTGGTAACGCCTCGTATGCAATTTTAATTCGACTTAAAATCTCACGTGCTGTCGGCGCTTTGTTGGCAAGAATGGCTACAAATTTATCATTATTGAAAAGAATGTACCATAGAATGTAACCAACAACCATCGTCGTCTTTCCAAGCTGACGACCTGCTTTGAGAATTACCTTTCGATTATTTGTAATATCATTTATCGCTTGTGTTTGAAAAGGATAAAGATTTATATTAATAAATCCTCGATCAAGCGTAATAATTTTTACATAACGCTCAATGAAAAAGATTGGATCCTCGGCGCATTTCACATATTCACGGATTTGTTCCTCCGTGAGTGAGACTGGCATATTAACTTTTTTTAAGTTTGGATTGCCAAGATAATTTTTAACTCTAAGTGGTAGATTCATTTTTTATTTTTTTCAATAACTCTGTTGTTGAACCGACAAATACAGCTTTGTCGACATTAATATTGGTTGGAGTTACTTCTTTTGGCTTCAGATCCTGTTGCTGTTTCTGAAGAATCATTAATTTCTCTGTTACATCAGAGAGATTTTTTATCATATTTGCAGCCACTTCGTATGCTCGAGGATGTTGTGATTCTTTTGCAACCTCTAAAATACCATCTAATGCTTCATTACCTCGCTCGATAAGATTATAATAATTTGATCGAGAATAATCAGCATCTGGATTTTCACCGTTCTCTTTAAAAATTGTAACTGGTTTATCCTCTTTTACAGCAGGGATATAATCAGTATTCAAGATTTCTGCTAAATTTTTATCGGTTTCACTCATAAATCACGTTATGTTCGGTGCATGATCAATATCGATATCAAATCCAAATGCAGTATTTGCATTAGCTGATATTGGATCTGGTTCAATTGTAATTCTATTTAACTGATAATCTGTCGCTGAATTATAAGAATATAGATTGTAAGCAGCATTCGAAACTGCTCCAGTGATAGTATTTCCAGAGGTGAACGAACCGCTTATATCACTTACAACAAGTATATTAGCTGTATTATTCCAAGAACTTACGAATCCTCTTACTGAAGCTCCATCAACATTACGACCTTGATAAACCATTTCACCAATTTTAAATTGTCCTGTTCCTGTATTTAAATTAAATCGTTTTGCTTCGTTACCTCCACTGTTAAACTCATAAGTATTCGCAGTAACTTTGCGAATAATTTCAACATTGCTCACAGGACCATATAGATAACCCTTCATGGTAAAACCTAAATTCCATTGTAAAATTCTTAATTCTTGTGGTGGACCCTCTGTTCCACCAGAATTATAATTTACACTTTGAAGAATTAAAGGAACATCAACTGGATTTCCAACACCTACCAAATCTAATGTCATCGTATAATCTGGATTAAAGTAAGGTAAGATTTGTTCAATTAGTTGTGTGCCATCCTCTGTATTTCGAACATAGATGAAAAGTGAAAAATTAAAGTTATATGGAGCAAGAAAGGTTGTTTTAATTGCTGTTTGGTTTAATGGTCCATACTGATTAATATATGGTGAAATTTTGCGAGTAGTATCGTAAGCGATATCGGTCAATTCAAATGACATACGAGGCAATGTGAGTTGAACACGTCGATCAAGATTTGGATCTTGTGTAATACGCGAATAAAACTTTTCTTTTGATAGGTAATTCAATGGAACTACAATGCGTTCTAGTTCAGTAGTTCCCGCTAAGTTATAACGAAACAATTTTAAATTATTGAACATCGAGCCGAAAGCAACGACCATCTTCCGCGTTATGCGATGATAAAAGTGTTGACCAGATAACATATTATGGCTCGTCTAGTGTTCCAAATGGATTAGATTCTGTAAAGTCTAGAATATTATCTGCTTCATTTTCAAGTAGTACATTCTCTTCAAGTGCATCTGTCTGATTCTCTTGCGGATCTACGCTAGTCATCGTCCATTGCGCATTTGATTCTGAACCTTTTATAAGTGTATTTGCTGCAAATGATCCTTTGATATTTCGAATAATTAGTTTTCTAGTTGGTAAATCCCAACTTGAAACGTATCCACGTGCTGTCGCTGAAGCCAAATTGGATCCCTGAAATACAATCTCGTTATTCGTAAATGTGCTCGAGCCACCAGCTTGCATTGTAAATTCAATTCCATATGCACTTAATTGCGCAATTATATCGATCTCATTTATTCCTGTATCGAAAATTTCACCATTATAACGTAACATCTCTAGATTTAGAGAGTACATATATGGAGCAACTTTTCCTGCCTGGAAGAAATTCTTTTCCTCTTCAACAAACTTTATCTCCATTATTTTTTCTTGAATGGGTAGATAAATTAAATCGCCCTCTTTTGGAAGATTCCGAAGTGTTTTAGGTATAACTCGTTCAAATGTTCTTCGTGCTACAGTCACACGTGCTTCTTTTTGAATTTGCAAACCAAATTTAGAAAAGAATTCTTGATTACCTTCGAAATCTTGAAATGAGTCAAGATACATATCGATCTTAAAAGCCTTTGTAAATTTTTTAACAGAATCATCGCCAAACAATCGATCTAACTCTGATTGAGATTCTCGAGGAAGATAATAAATGTCGATACCATGATTGCGTATGGATTCGATAATCATATCTTCAATCAGTAGTTGCTCTCGAGTCGCGCCCTGATTGTTAAAATAAACTGACGTTGCCATATCAACCAACGCACATCATTGGAGGCTCTTCAAATACATCGCGCAGTTTACCCTCGAGCCGTTGAATCTCTTGATCTGCTTCAGCGTAAATCCTTTCTCCATTTATAACCAATCCTCCAGGTAAAGTATAATTACCATATTTTTTTAGATTAGTTCCCCATTGGCGTTTAAATAATTGAGTTGTATACTCCTTGACCCAAGAATCATTATAAACTCTTTCATAAGAATCTTGATCAACTATTCGATTTGCGCGAAATAGTATGTACTCATTTACATTTAATTTAGAATCCCAATCTTGGAACAGATAGAGACGATTTGTCTTTTTATTATATGAAAATGGTACATCTCCTGTAATGATCATATCAAGCATTGACAAGTGTTGGCGAGCGATATAATAATAAGCATATGATGAGGCTGTTAAACTATAGAAATCGTTTAAGCGAATTTGATAGTTAACATCAAATATGTTGAACTCATTTCCGTCTAATGAAGATACCGAGGTGCCAGAAAAAGGAAACACCTGACTTACACCAATTATATTGTCACATAAGGTGATATACTTGTTTAAAATATCAGCATTCGTTACTTTATGCCCAAGGTACATAGTCTCAGTACCATCGTAGTGATAATCTTGGAATAGCTGCAAAGCATCGTCCATACGATCGTCGAGCTGATCGTCATCAACATTTATATCGATTACAGGAAAACCAAGATTTCGGAGGCAATGATCTTTAAGTGTGGATTTATTGGTAGGTTTCGCCATTTAGAACCTCGCATGTAGTACTATATTTAGTTATTCGATCAATCTACCCTCTCGAGATGTATAAATTCGATCAGGATCCATGTGAGCAAACTGCTCCCAATTAGGCTCGCCCTCTAATATTCTTTTACCAGTCGTCTCCTCGCCGATATGCTCAATTATATTTTCGCCTCGAGAATTTTTTAATGTGGCAGAATACATCTGATGAAAATGGTCTAGATAAACCATTATCATTCCTTCATTAATATTAAACTTCCAATAATCTTGGAATGGATATTCGATAATATTCTTACGATATAAACTAAAGATTATCGGAAAAGTCTTTGTATTTTTGCTATAGTAAAATTGCTTGAATTGCGTATCGCTCGATTCAATAGTTGATGGCTTCTCATTAAAGTACCATGGTTGTCGTTGTAAAACAACCGAGGCAATTTTAGATTCTGACTCGAGACATTCAATCAGATCGTCGACTTTAATTGGTTCTTTTAGAATTACGTCATCCTCTTGATGAAGAACGTAATCTACATCCATACCTCGGAGCGAGGAGAAGAAATCCGACCAATTTACCGATAGTCCTTTATTAACTGAATTTCTCCATATCTCAAATCTATAGCGTTTACCAATCAAATCAAAGATCGCATCATTGCGTGTTCTTGGATAATCATCGACAATAATCTTTCGAACCTCATGATTTCCATAGTCTAAATTAGACAATGAGTTAAGTGTCGGAAACAGATATCGAATCCTGTTGCAAGAAAAGATTACATGAAGAATCTTCATTAGTATTCTGTATTAAAAAAGAATGTTTGAAATAGTCTTCCGTTTTGAAGATTATTTCCGAAATAATCTACTGAAGCATGATACATGTTTCCGCGATATAATACTAATCGATTATATTTGTTCGAGACATAATCTGTCATATCCCATTTGGTGTAATCATATCCATCATACTGCGGCTCATCGTTATTAGATCGCTCATACTTCTTGTTCTCTTTCCATCGATATAGTGCAGTGCCAGCAGATATTGGTGCATCAGGGTTCAGATAACAAACACCAGCCCAAGTATTAAAACTATCTGCATGTATCCATGTACGATCTTTCGCCATGCAAATTTGAAAAGCGCCTGTGTATCCAGAACTTTCAAACCAATCTGTTATTTTTCCACTCGAGTGTTGAACAATTCCTTGAATTGCACTTTTCAAATCGTCTGGTAAATACGCTTTGGTTCGAAGTCCAGGATAATTACCTGAAATTTCGAAAGGTTGTGAGAGCGCATATTCCCTAACTGAATCTGGGTTTGTATAGAAATCATCTATAATAATAAGTTTAACTTTCATTTTATATCTAGTAATGCATAAATCGACCGTCGACACCATTCCATCCCACCACATTCCAATTAGTTTCTATTATTCGACTCTCATTTGGTCGTGTAAGATAGTACATAAGAGTTTCAATATCGTAGTTTATCATTTCTTTACTGTCGATGAAATGCATTGCAGCTTCATTTATCTCTATTATTGAATTTAAATTAGATGAACCAAATGCATACATAACGGTGCAATATTGTCTCAACATATCATCATTTTGTATCGCTCTACGATCGACCATCCAATAATTCCAATTGTCATTCCATTTAAACTGTAGGGGTTTCTTAAAGAAGAATTTATCTTTATTTTCTTCTGTGAATAAACCATTATTAAAATTATTATGAAAATATCTTCCTGTGGCTTTTATGACAAAATCATAACCTTGTAATTCCTTCTTAAAGTGCGTATAAAACGAGTTTAGTAGTAAACATTCACAATAACTTTTATTTGTATGTGTGTTTACTTTTTCAAATGCTGTATATGAAATTTCTTTGAGTGGCACGAAATCAACATTTTCAAACACATTAAACATTCTTTCATATTCGACATAGTCATCTGATGAATCGATTATCTTTATTTTTGCATCGGGTAAAATATTTTTAATCGAATTGATGGTAAAGATTGTTTGTCTAAATCGTTCATCTTTATTAAAAATAGAACGTGTTTCACTATATGTAAATTTACCTTCTCTTGGTTGAATTGATGAACCTACTACTACAATTTTATTCATAGAATTTATTTTTAATAACTTTCTGTAAATATTGATGGTGTTTTTTATGCACCTCTTCGTCAGAAAAATTTAGTCCCCACTTTCTACAATCATATGGTGATATTTTATCAATGTTTTCAATTGCAGTTAGTAATGATTTAAAATCGCGAATACGATAACCCGTATCGCCTTCTAATACAATCTCTGGGAATGCGCCCCAGTCTGTTGTAATTACTGGAGTGCCGCAGAGATTCGCCTCAATAATCATGTTACCAAATGGCTCAACGTAGTATGTTAAACCAAATAGTGCTTTGGCGTTCTTCATTAGTTTCATGCGTTGTTCCGCATCATTTACATATCCAATTACCTCAACATGATCAGGCACGTTAGAATAACCAAGATCATGCAATGATCCAGGTCCAGCTATTTTAAGTTTTTTGCCAAGTTTTTCTGTGGCTTGAATTGCTAAATGAATGCCCTTCTCTTCACAAACTCTTCCAAAGTGTAAAAAATAATCCTCTTTTGTTTCAGAGTATTCGAATTCTTCAATCGTAAATGGATTACCAATTACTGCATCAAACCACGAAGGATTCATGAGCATCCCTCGTTCGCCATAAAAAAAGTGCATCTGAGCGTAAGAGGTAAACACTCTATAGTCACTAAAAATTCCACTTGTTCTATAGCCAATAGAAGGCTCTACGGCAATACATTCTGGATTCATTTTGCACGCAAGTTGATTATCAATACCAAAAAAACATACAATAATATCACCCTTATCTGAACGTTTGCGTATTTGCGCGCCTGCACGTTCATTAAATAATCTTATCTCCACAGGCGTGGTATTAATATCGACATGCTCGCAATCCACTTGTGCACCAGGAATACCATAATGAACCATCTCATAATGTTTAGATAGATGCTTGATGTATTTGTATGCATGAACCGCAAAGGGATCTATACGATTCATCAACCCAGTCGGATTTCTGGGATTTGCTAAAACATGTATTTTCATAAAAAAATATTAGAATGTAATTCCTTTAGAAGCAAAGAAATCGTAATCAATTTGATACTTTTGCATAATTAAATTGCGCTCTTCTGTCGTAAACGGAACATCAGTATCTAAATTAATGTTCTCATTTTTGCGCGGTACTTCTTCTATAGTAACATCAAAGAACGAAAGAAGTCGACGTAGTTCATTATCATAATCAGCAAAATTTAAATATGTGATATCAATATCATGATCTAACCATCGTTTTTGATATGCTAATCCAGTTTCTATGGTAGCAGGAATAGTGTCAATCGAAGGAACTAAATCTAATATTTGATCTAATGTGATCGACTCTAAAATTGCTCTGGTTTCTTCCGACAACCATAAATAACTCTCAGGATAATGTCTATTAGGAAACAAAAAGTCATCATATATTTTTTTGCGAACTTGCAATAAAGCCTTTCTCGATTCTTCTAGCGTTGAAAATTTATTAAGAGCACCCATGTATGTGTGTCGTTTATAATATTTAAACGCCGAAGTAAATCTACTCACAGGATCTCTGTAAAAGCAAAAGAATTTATATTTGTCGAAATCAGGCAACTCAAATGCTTGTGATGCTAAAGTATAATTTAAATGATTTTGTTTTTTAAAAGTTACTGGAATATTTTTAAATGCCACCATAATTGAAGTTGATCCAACTTTAGGATTTAAAAACACACCAATTTTTTTTTCTGTACAATATATCATTTACCATTTACCTACAGGACAATTAATTAAATCTTGATTTACAAGATGTTTAACCTTTTGTTCACAAATTCCGCATTTGATTTCTTTTTCTATGTAAAATGCGCATAATTTACAGATATTAAACCGCTTGAGCGCGAGTGAGTCTATCGGATACTCTCTTTTCTCTACTTGCATATTTAGTTATTTAAATTTAGGACCAGAAACCCAAATAACAAGAGATCTACGAATGCCAGATGTGACAGGTGTTACTCGATGTAACATCCAAGATGGAAATGCATATAGCAATCCCTTTTGTTTTTTGGCTTTTATTGGTTCAGCTGATACAAAAAACTCTAAATCCCCACCCTCATACTCATTTGGATCTGATAACTGCAATACTAATGAAAGTTTACGTGGTGTTTCGCGTGATCCTCTATCAATATGCCAAGTATAGTGATCCCCTGCGCCATCGTATACTGTATATTGAAAATCTTCAACAAACCCATCTAAACTAAAATCGTAGAATTGTCCATTGAGATGTCTGCAAATATATGCTAATGAATCATATAACCAAGTCGTCTCATTGTTAAGTTGTATCCAAGAAGTTTTAGATTTTCTAATTTCAGATATAACTTTTCTTTCATTTTCTGTACCAACAATTGCTTCCTTTGGTCGCAAACTCTCACCAATGCGAACAATATCATTAATTTGAGAGTCGGTGAATCCATTTTCCCAAAATGTAAATGTTTGTTCTCTTGTCGATAAATCAGGCGATGGCGCAAAAAAGTATGTGCTCATTACTTTCTACTCCAAATAAAATCTCTATAAATGCTTTCGTGCGCTTTTCTTCTCGCTCTTGTTGTGTTCAAATCTTTATGATCTTTTTTATTAAATGGTCTAATTCTTGATTTTGTAATTAATCCATCTCGTTTAATTGGTATTGCTTGCACCATTGGAGTTCCAGCCTCAATCATGCCAGTATAGTTTGGTAAATGAAAAAAGAATGGAAAGTTAATGTATTCAAAGTAACCATCACAATCAACAAATCCTGACATACAAGTAAATTTTGGATCTTGACGATTTAATGGTGGCACAAATAAAACTGAATATCCTTTCGGAACTTTGATTGCCCACCAATTCAAAAATTTCATTGGTGGTTTCGGCATCATTGGATGCGGTGTTCGTTTGGTACTTATTTGATCAGCATTGTGATTTTCTACAAGAGTCCTTGTGAAAGTCCACTTGTAATTTACACCGCTCGCATCTGTATTTGTGATGAACTCCACATCACCGCAAAGTGGAATAATCCAACCAACAGACATTGCATCAAGAACAGGCGCACAACGCTTGATTGTGCTGTTCTCAATTTTATTTTCGCGATTAATTTTTGGTGGTAATTCTTTGTACCACTCTGGCATCATTTTGCGCGCGGGATATGGCTCAGGCATTGTGCCATATAATTCTTCTTCACACAAGAATTCAATTTCTGGAGTTTTAATTACAGACTTTAATTTCGAAAACATGTTCACCTCACCAATCCATAATTATATATGGATTATTTACATAAAGCAAATTATTGATTTGGCCAAGAGATCGTAATCGATCCTGTTCCAGCACCAGTTCCTACTGAAATTGTACTTGTTGCGCCTTGTGATACTGATTTTTGCATTGTAGAAGAAGAATTGGTTGTGCTAGCTGCGCTTCCAGAACCTCCTGGTTGACCAGAAGTTGCTCCAGTTCCTGCAGAGCCAGCATTACCTGCTGATCCATTTGAGCCAGCTGCACCATTACCGCCAGCGTTTCCTGGTTGCCCTGCTGCTCCTGGTTGACCAGAGGTTGCTCCAGTTCCTGCAGCGCCAGTATTTCCAGCAGCACCATTTGCTCCTGCTGATCCTGGTTGTCCAGCTGCTCCTGAAGTTGCTCCAGATCCTGCAGCACCAGTATTTCCAGCAGTTCCGTTAGCACCAGCTGCTCCTGGTTGTCCAGCTGCTCCTGAAGTTGCTCCAGATCCTGCGCCTCCGATAGTGCCTGGTGCACCATTGGCACCTGCTGATCCAGGTTGTCCTGCAGCACCATTTGTTGCTCCGCTGCCACCTGCGCCTGTATTGCCTGCGACACCATTGGCACCCGCACTACCTGGTTGTCCTGCTGATCCTGATGTTGCACCAGAACCGCCTGCACCAGTATTACCTGCTGTGCCATTGGCACCTGCTGATCCAGGTTGTCCTGCAGCACCATTATTTGCTCCAGATCCAGCATTTCCTGGTTGCCCTGCTGCTCCAGCATTTCCATTGGCTCCAGCATTTCCTGGTTGTCCAGCATTACCACCAGCACCGTTTGTGGCACCACTTCCACCACCACCAGTATTTCCTCCAGCTCCTGCTGATCCTGGTTGACCAGCAGATCCATTAGAACCAGCAGCTGCGAGATCGGTGCTGGCTGGTCCTCCTCCACCGCCAGCACCGGATCCTGGATTTCCTCCAGCACCTCCTGCCGAACCTGGTTGTCCGTCCGCAGTATGAGTTATTGGGATCCAAGGACTATAAGTCTCTGACATTCCAGCACCACCACCGCCGCCACCGCCGCCGCCACCGCCACCACCTGGTGTTCCTGCATTTCCTGGTGATCCTGGATTACCTGCCGAACCACCACTACCACCATTACCAGCTGCGCCACCATTGCCATTATTACCTGTATTTCCTGGCTGACCTGTTGCACCAACATTACCTGGATTTCCAGCATTACCTTGCGCACCACCAGCTCCACCAGCACCATTAGTGCCTGGATTGCCTGAATTGCCTTGAGCACCTGGATTGCCAGCAGAACCACCAGCTCCACCTGCACCGCCAGCTCCATTATTTCCTGGTTGCCCTGCATTACCTAGTGCACCTGGATTACCTGCCGAGCCACCAGCTCCACCAGCACCTCCAGCACCATTGTTTCCTGGTTGACCAGTATTTCCTTGAGCACCTGGATTGCCAGCAGAACCTCCTGCGCCTCCAGCTCCACCAGCACCATTAGTGCCTGGATTGCCTGAATTGCCTTGAGCACCTGGATTGCCAGCAGAACCACCAGCTCCACCTGCACCTCCCGCTCCGTTGTTTCCTGGTTGTCCAGTATTTCCTTGTGCGCCTGAATTTCCTGCTGCACCACCCGCACCACCTGCACCGCCAGATCCACCATTTCCAGCATCACCATTTGTTCCTGGTTGACCTGCTGTTCCAGCGTTTCCTGGTTGACCAATATTACCTGCTGCTCCAGCAGCACCAGCGTTACCGCCAGAACCGCCTGGAAGAGAAACCCCTGTAAATGTAACAGATGAACCTGCTACAAAAGTTGTTGCATTTCCTGCATTACCTGCGGAGCCAGCAGATCCTGCTGCTCCAGGATTTCCGGCATTGCCTGGTTGACCTGATGTGCCAGGATTTGCTCCAGTACCAGCATTACCTGCTGCGCCTGTTGATCCTGGTGTTCCAGAGTTGCCATTTGCCCCCGCAGCTCCAGGTTGTCCTGCAGATCCTGGTGTTGCTCCTGTTCCTGCCGCTCCTGTATTGCCAGCAGCACCTGCTGAACCTGCATTTCCTGGTTGTCCTGCTGAACCAGATGTAGCGCCTGATCCTGCAGCACCAGTATTACCTGCTGTGCCATTGGCACCTGCTGATCCTGGTTGACCCGCAGCCCCCGAAGTTGCTCCAGATCCCGCAGCGCCAGTATTTCCTGCCGCGCCATTTGCACCTGCAGCTCCAGGTTGTCCCGCTTGACCAATATTAGCGCCAGAACCAGCAGCACCAGTATTACCTGCTGCTCCAGCAGATCCTGCATTTCCTGGTTGTCCGCTCGCGCCAGGATTTGCTCCAGAACCACCACCGCCAGTATTTCCAGCATTTCCGTTTGCACCAGCATTTCCTGGCTGGCCAGCAGATCCTGGTTGTCCACCAGTTGCACCTGAGCCTCCGCTTCCAGGATTACCTGCTGCACCTGTGTTTCCTGCTGCACCTGCATTACCACCAGAACCAGGATTTCCTGATCCACCTGATCCAGCATTTCCACCGTTACCAGCATTACCGCCATAATTAAGTAAAGTTCCTGGATATCCTGGTGATGCAGGATTACCGCCACCTTGACCATAAGTCCCACTTGCACCATAATTTGGATATCCGATATTTCCTGTAGGATTGCCATTTGTTCCTGTGTTTCCATTATTTCCTGGTGTGGTTGAACTTGGTTGTGTAAATACTGACCAGCCACCTTGTCCACCACCACCTGCATTGCCGCCGTTTGCACCAGCACCACCTGCACCACCATTTCCGTTGCTACCAGCATTACCAGTCGCACCAGCATTTCCTGCGTTTCCTGGATTGCCAGCATTTCCTCTAGCACCGCCTGGACCTCCAGCACCACCGTTTCCGTTAGTTCCAGGATTTCCTGAGTTTCCTGTAGCACCTGAATTGCCAGCAGAGCCTCCTGCGCCACCAGCACCACCGTTTCCATTTGAACCAGGTTGTCCAGTGTTGCCTTGTGCTCCAGGGTTGCCAGCATTTCCTCTGGCGCCACCAGCACCGCCAGCTCCGTTGTTTCCTGGCTGTCCTGTGTTGCCCTGCGCGCCTGGATTACCTGCTGAACCTCCAGCACCACCTGCTCCGCCAGCACCATTTGAGCCAGGTTGACCTGTGTTACCTTGAGCACCTGAATTGCCAGCAGAGCCTCCTGCGCCACCAGCACCACCGTTTCCATTTGAACCAGGTTGTCCAGTGTTTCCTATTGCTCCGGAATTGCCAGCAGAACCCCCTGCACCACCAGCACCACCTGCGCCATTATTACCTGCATTTCCTGGCTGACCTGTAGCACCTTGTGCTCCTGGATTACCAGCATTACCAGCAGTACCACCTGTACCAGCAGAACCACCATTACCTCCGACGCCATTATTTCCAGGATTACCTGCAGTACCAGCATTACCTGTACCACCTGTACCAGAAATTGTAATTCGTCGAACGCCAAATGGAATGTACCATGTTCCGTTCGTTGAAAATGTAACGGAACCTGCTTTTACTCTCGTTTTTCGAAGAGTCGTCGCTGCTAATGGCATTTAAATCAACCTTTTAATTAAGCAGGTTGAACAATCTTATCAAGATTTGCCATCAATTGAGAACTTTGAAGTTCTGTTAAACCTTCTACAGCATTTGTGGCTACATCGTCAGTGTCATACACACCTTCCCAATGAACGATTGGGAGTTTTGTGAATGTCTTATGCGACATTGTTTCGCCATCATAATAGTTCCAAGTGCCTAGAGCTGAATACAAACCTTCGAGAGTTGAATCATCGCTCCAGTTTAAATGTTGAAATGGAACATTGTTATCTTTGAGAAGTTTAACAGCATTCCAGCACTCACCAGCATCTGCAGTCATTGCAGTATAAACAGTGATCTTCTTAATTTTAACTAAATTAGCCATTGTACAATAACCTCCTAACGTCCAAGATTGGCTAGGGCATGCGAAGCGTAATACGTTTCGCCGCCATCAAATGTCATCAATGTAATTACATCAGCAAAATCTGGTTTTGATGAGAGTATTGCAACTTCACCAAAAGACCAGAAAACGTTTTCAGGAAATACAACCTTACGATTTCCCATGTTATCTTGCTTTAATATTAATGTGCAAGAATAACTTTTATCTGCTTCTGGCAAATTATCGAACGAAATATTTATAATATTTTTTCTCAGTGTAATATGAAAAACATTTGATTCTCGTAGATCAAGAATCTCAATATTATTTACCGCATTTATTTTAGTAATCTTCTCGCGATACGCTTTTAATACGCCTTCAAATGTATCGAGACGATTTTTGCGAAGTGAAACTACATTTCCGTCCATTTTATTTTCCTCTTATCAGTAAGATACGTTAGCCATAGCATGTGCGCCAAAGTATGTAGCACCATTATTAACAGTAAACAAAGTAATCACATCAAGTTTGCTGGCGATTCCAGAAGACAATGTAGGAACTTCGGCATTCGACCAGTATACAGTATTTGCAAATGTAACAACATTTGCTGCAGTTCCAGGCTGTCTTAGGATTAGCGTTAATGGGCTAGACTTACCTGAAGCAGCAACGCTTGTAAATGTAATTGCTACAGTTGATGCTTGAAGCGTGAGATCAAAAATATTATTTCCAGAAGCATCAGCTGTAAATGTCGAACCAGTAATTGTTGCACTGTTTGTGCGTTCAATATATCCATACAATTCAACACCACCAGAAGCCATTGGTCCTTGTGGACCTTGAGGACCTTGTGGTCCAGTCACACCCTGTGGTCCTTGCGGTCCCTGTGGTCCTTGTGGTCCAGTCACACCCTGTGGTCCTTGTGGTCCCTGTGGACCTTGTGGACCAGTTACACCTTGCGGTCCTTGTGGTCCCTGAGGACCAGTGACGCCTTGTGGTCCTTGTGGACCTTGTGGACCAGTAACACCTTGCGGTCCTTGTGGTCCCTGAGGACCAGTGTCGCCTTGTGGTCCTTGTGGTCCAGGAACGTTCGAAACACCAGCTGGTCCTTGTGGCCCTTGAGGTCCAGTAACACCTTGCGGTCCTTGTGGTCCCTGAGGACCAGTGTCGCCTTGTGGTCCTTGTGGTCCAGGAACGTTCGAAACACCAGCTGGTCCTTGTGGACCTTGAGGTCCAGTATCACCTTGTGAACCTTGTGGACCTTGAGGTCCAGTCACACCTTGTGGACCTTGCGGACCTTGTGGACCAGTCACACCTTGTGGACCTTGTGGACCAGTCACACCTTGTGGACCTTGTGGACCTTGCGGACCCTGTGGACCTGTTGGTCCTGGGACGTTAGACACACCGCTTGGTCCCTGTGGACCTTGAGGTCCAGTATCACCTTGTGGACCTTGTGGTCCTTGCGGACCAGTCACACCTTGTGGACCCTGTGGTCCTTGCGGACCTTGTGGTCCCTGTGGTCCTTGAGGACCTGCATCACCCTTGTCACCAGTTCTTGCAAATGTAATAATAACATTTGTTGAATCTGGGAATGTTGTTACGCCAGTTGTGTGCGCAACAGGAACATAGAAGTAACTTGAAGTGTGATCATGCAATCCATTAATACTAAAGAATGCAAACTCATTAATGTTTGCACTATTTGCTAACTTAAATGTTCCTTTGATTGTTGAAGTAGAGTCGTCAATTGTTTGTAGATAATTAAATACATTTGCTGAATTTTGATCAATGAAATCAATATACAATGTTGTTGCTGTCGAGAAAGATGCGCTATTGAATTTTAAATTTGATGATCCAGGATCTGAGTTTGCTGTGTTTGTTAGATACACAAACTCAAATGTTGCGCCACCGAATTCGCCAGTGTCACCCTTTGCTCCTTGAGGACCTTGCGGTCCTTGTGGACCCTGTGGTCCTTGTGGACCTTGTGGACCCTGTGGACCAGTAACACCAATCACACCTTGTGGACCTTGCGGACCTTGTGGTCCTTGCGGTCCAGTTAAACCAATTGGACCTTGTGGTCCTGTTGGTCCAGGAACATTTGAGACACCAGATGGTCCTTGAGGACCTTGTGGACCTTCAACTCCTTGTGGTCCTTGTGGACCAATAACACCTTGTGGTCCTTGTGGTCCTTGTGGACCCTGTGGACCTTGTGGACCAGGAACATTCGAAACACCACTTGGTCCTTGTGGACCTTCTGGACCCTGTGGACCTGTTGGTCCTGGAACATTCGAAACACCACTTGGTCCTTGTGGACCTTGCGGTCCTTGTGGTCCTGTTGGTCCAGGAACATTTGAAACGCCAGCTGGTCCTTGTGGACCCTCAACTCCTTGTGGTCCCTGAGGACCTTGTGGACCCTGTGGACCAGTCACACCTTGCGGACCTTGTGGTCCTTGAGGTCCTGTTACTCCTTGTGGACCCTGCGGTCCTTGTGGTCCTTGAGGACCAGTGTCGCCAATGACACCTTGTGAACCCTGCGGACCTTGTGGACCTTGTGGTCCAGTTACACCTTGAGGACCTTGTGGACCAGTGATACCCTGTGGTCCTTGTGGACCAATGTCGCCAGTCACACCTTGTGGTCCTTGTGGACCAGTTACACCTTGCGGACCTTGTGCACCAGTTACACCCTGCGGTCCTTGTGGACCTTGTGGACCAGTTGCACCTTGTGATCCTTGAGAACCAGTCACACCTTGCGGACCTTGAGGTCCTTGTGGACCAACACCCTGTGGACCTTGTGGACCCTGCGGTCCTTGTGGACCTTGCGGACCTTGTGGACCGCGTGCAATTTGCAAAACATTTACAGATTGGCTTTGCTGTTTAACTGTAACTGCCATTATTTTGTAACCTGTGGATACACCGTGATAATACCCTCAATAAGGCGAGTTACATTGTTGCTATTGACTTCTTTAATATCGTAGAGATATCTTCCAGGGCGAATATTTGCAGTCACAGCTGAATTTGCATTTGCATAAATGAAACCATTAGCAGCATCAGCGGCTGTAATTGATAGATTTGCAGTAACAGAAGAAGAATAATAGGACTTGCGAATTGATGATGTGAATGTAGAGTTCGCAACGTTTCTTGTAGAACCGTCTTCGTTAATTACAGTAATATCCACGCCAAAGGAAGTTCCTTGGTCCATTGATAATTCTACATACTGCGCCATCTATCATATCCTATTTTTTTATATTTATTGAGTTTAATTCGCTTTTCTTTCTAGCATATAGTCGAAAAGTTTTGATTTCATTCTTAAACGTTTTCTAACTTCATCTGGCTCTTCATACTTCATATTTAATTTGTTTAAGGCTTTTTTACGTCTATTAAGTTTAGCCTCTAGTTTGCTTGTATCTATGCATCGAATCCACTTATATCCTTTCCAAGAGTCTTCGTTATCATTATCGGCAAACTTACTGAAAACTTCTGAATATTCTACCTTCTCGCTATCTGCTAAACATTTATCATATGGTGCGCATTTTTCGCAAACATCATCACATCCTTTAATGTGAATCTGCCAATTTGTCTTTCTAAAGCCATGATAAAACAAAGTCCATGAACCAGGAATACATGATTTTAATTGATGAACATCGTCCTTTGTTCTAAAAACAAACTCACCTTTTTTGCGATTATAATCTTTGCCATTGAATGTTTCTAGATATCCACCCTTTAAAATGTAGGTTACTGTTGCCCAAGGATGATTATGATCGTATCCACCGTCAGTATATTTTTCTACAGGAAAGTAATGTAACCATACATTAGGTAACCATCTCATTCCCTTCTTTTTGTCTTCATCCTCTTCAAAATAAAACAAATAGTATCTATGCGCTAAAATGTTACCGTAAAAATCAACAAATACTTTTTTTCTTCCAATCTTCTCAAGAAATCGCAAAAACAAATTCATTTTGTAAACCTCACAATTTTTACTCGTCGCGCATTATTATTTGTAACATTTAATGTTGCATTCACAAACTTATACATACGCTTACTTCTTAAAATCTTTTCTCCACTATTGAGTGAATCAGAAAACAATAAAAAGCAAGATTCAACTTCTGGTCTTGATAATGTGATTGTTTCTCCAGATTCTATGGTTCTATTCATAAAAGTATATCTTGAATATGATCCATTTAATCTTGTAACACATAACATTTCTGCATCTTCGGAATTGAGAATAACTTTTGCTTTTGGTGAAGCAATTTGCCATCTGATGTGATTATCCACCCACTCACTAGACTGCCAATCAGTTGTGATGTCAGCATACAACTTATTATTCGCCATATCCTTTGTAAAGGTATAATTTGTAAGTGCTGGTGAAATCGTTGTTAGATAATTGTCTACTTCACTTTCAGATATCTGCCCTGATTTCCATTCCCACTCAGCTCTAATGTTTCCACTTAAAAATAATTGCCCATTAAAACAACTAACGACATTTGCCAGTGTTGAGTGTGGATTTAATGCGCCAGCAGAATGATGTGCGCTGGCGATGCTGTCGCGCATAATATATTTGCCAATGTTTCCTGGTTCAAAATGAGAGACTAAAAGTTCATCATCGTACAGACCAAGAATTTTAGGAGTTATATTGGATTCAAAAGCCATTATAATTCCTCTGCTTCAGTTTCTGGATCAGTGAAAGGGGCTTTGATATAACTCTTCAATGGAAGATTAATTGTTGTCTCGTCGCCGTTGTCCCATTGCAGTGTGGTATTTGCGCTATTATTTTCTGTATTTGCTGACATTAGTATACCAACACTCCATCAGCATAAAAGTTTGGACTTGTTTTAAATTTATTATTAAAGGTGTAGACTGTATCAAAATGATCAATTCGTACAATTTCATCTACCTGGATTGAATTATTGTCTTTATCCACAAAGTTGTCGCCAACTTCCACCATCTGAACATTAGTTAAACTCTTGTACCCATTCATTGTGAGTGCAGGATTCATCGAACAATATCCTTTACCAACTACAAAAAATGGATGATCATGTGAAGCACGTATTTCTTTTCCATTTGCTAGAGTATACTTGTACATCATTCTATTCACGCGTGTAATTAATTCCTCAACTTCATTAGTTTCATGCTGCTGAGTTTCTGGATTATATGATAGAATTTGATCACCAACCTGAATTTGATTAATATTTTTTTTTGATAAATCAGCCATTGTAACTTCAGTATCATGTGTAAAACAACAACCGCCGCCGCCTCCGCCGCCGCCGCCACCGACGCCGTCAGGTATCGCGCCACCATCATTAAATCGTAATCCAATTGTAAATGTTCCGCTGGCTGGTAGATTAAACGGTTGATTCCAATAAATCTCAGCACCACCTGTACCATATCCATTCACTGTGCTTGTAATTGTTCTTTGAATATCTTGTGTTGCTAAAATATTAATGTTACCGGCAGGATAATTTTCAAATGCAACCCACATAAACATCACTTCTGTACCATCACCATAATTAAATGATATAACAGAAGCCACATTTTGAGTAATACTAGTATTGGCTATTACAATTTGATCATCAATGCTTCCATGCAAATATTCAGTAAACCCAGTTTGATTTCCAAATTTTTGATCATAAGAAGCAGAAGTAACGGTTGCTCCATATGATCTATAAAGATCACTCATTCTAACATCATTATTAAAACCGAGTCCAAGTCTATTTGCAGCATCACTGCGCAATGCAACCTGACCTGAAAATGATTGCAGGATCTCCAATCTGAGTGAACTCATGCTGATTTGTCCAGAGGTTGGTGTCATCGATCAGCCCTTTTGAATCAAATCCATTAATGCATCTTGTTTCTTGTCAATATCTTTAATGGCTTCAATAAGTAGTGCAACGATCTTATCGTACTTAACAGCAAGAATTCCATCTGGTCTTTCAGCTACAACTTCTGGTAGCACTTGTTGAATGTCCTGAGCGATAACACCAATATCTTGCTTACGAACAAAATATCCATCTTCACCGCCGCGTCTTTGAACTTCTTCTTCATTCCAATCATAACGAACACCATTAATCTTCTTCAGAAGTTCAAGAGCATTTTCGATGTTGCGAATATTTTCTTTGAGTCGACGATCAGAGGAATAATATGCAATCACATCACCAGAAGAACGAATTTCATTCGATGCAATAGATGTAGATGATGTACTAACGATCAATCCACCAAAATAAACATGATTGGTTGTGTTTGCAGCTCCAGCTGGACCTTGTGGACCTTGCGGACCAGTCACACCTTGTGGACCTTGTGGACCAGTCACACCTTGTGGACCTTGTGGACCAGTCACACCTTGTGGACCTTGTGGACCAGTCACACCTTGTGGACCTTGTGGACCAGCAGGACCTTGTGGACCTTGTGGA